GGGTTTAGGCCAGAAACGAATCCTGTGGCTGCGATGCAAGCCTTGTCGCGTTCTCGCGTCATATCTACGCCCAGCACAACGTCTCCTCCGATGATGACGTCGCTGCGAACTAGGCCGTCCCATAGTTCTGTGTCAATCACCTGTGTAGCCTCTTTGGCAGCCCATACGTTTAACCATTCCCTTGTGAATATTTCTGGTGCATTTGTATTTGCGGCTTCGCGTACCGCTTCTATTGTGACACCCTTTTTCTGCCCTAGCGATGGGATTGCCTGTCGCCACACCTTTTCATCCAAGTGGTCAAACTTGTCTTCGTGTGGAGCCCATTCAAACCAAGCCAGCCTTGATTGTCCGTCTTGTAAGTTTGTATGCGCCAGGTTCCTGTAGTGAGCCAGCAAGGTAGAACGTTCATCTCCTGCGTTACTTAAAATCCAAAGTTGGCCATTTGGCTTGGTAGCAAGCGTTGGCTGTAAAGCTCCTATTAAAGACAGATCGTGCGTCAAAGCTTCATCGATAACTACTAAATCAAGAGAGGAGCCTCTGCCGCCTTTATTGTTTGGCGTTGTAATTTGATACGTGCTGCCGTTTTTAAATATAACGTGTTCGTTACCGTTTGTTCTAACCACGTGCTTAATTTTGTTTTTAAATGGACTGGTTAATAGTATCTCTACGTGTTCCTCCCACTTCGCTCTTGCCATATTGCGGTCCTGGGCCGTATAGGCAATTCGATGCCGTGGTGAAATGGCCTCGAAAGCAATGCGAGTAGCAACCAGAGAACTTTTTCCGTTCTGACGTCCTACGGCTACGCCAACGGTTCGATAGGCGTAATGATCGTTTCTATATTCCATTGCGGTGTCGACCACGTATTTTTGCCAGGGAAATAGCTCGAAGCCCATCGCTTGCGCTACTAAGGCCAGCGAAGGACCTCTCGTTTTGCGACGCTTGTCACGAGTAGTACCCCATCTAGGAGGTATTAAAGTGATAACCGTTTTCTTAGGCATTGCCTAGCAACTCTGAAGCCAGCTGATCCCATAGGTCAGAGGTTCCACCGTCTTGCGTAGGTCGAAGGTTTAACTGGTTCGATAGTTTAATAAAAGCTTCTGCTTCATCCTTTGCCACTTTAACCAGTGGATGAATTATGGCTCCTCTTGGCGACTTAACTAATAAGCCTGTTTCCGCCACCGTTTGTATTGCCGTCTGATGAACGTGCGCAGACCAGCACAGCATCCTTACCGTGCGCAGTTCTACCTCGGTCAACTTACGATTCAATCTAGCTATAACGGCGTCGTATAAAGGCCGCATCTGTTCTGGTATTTCTGTATTTACCTCAGCCATCAAGTAGAACCGCCTTTTCGCCAGTTAGGTTCTGCCAGCGCGTAATGGTTACTCCACAATAACGCGGCTCTAAATCTATGCCTACGCATCGTCTGTTCAATTGTTCTGCCGCTAATAACGTGGAACCGCTACCCAGAAAGGGATCAAGTACCAAATCATTAGATTTGCTTGAATTGACCATCATCTTTGCGATTAATTCTAAAGGCTTCATTGTTGGATGTTGCTCTGACTTTGATGGCCTTTGAATTTCAAATACAGAGTCTTGGCTTCTATCGGCATACCACGAATGATTACCCCCTGGAGACCATCCGTAATAAACAATTTCGTGCCTGTAGTGATAATCGGATCTGCCAAGCACCATCCTGTCTTTTACCCATATTAACGTGTGCCGCCATACGCCTAGTTCGTGAAGTGGTATAGCAAATGCCATAGTCATTGGATTAGAAGGAGCTGCAACGTACCAGGGTGCGCCTTTTTCTGTGTTGTTTATCAAGTATCCAAATACCAGCCGTAACAGGTCAGTTAGATCGTCTACACTTATGTCATCATTTTGTATATCGCCAGCGTGTGCTGTTGCCCTGCGGTAATTCTGCTGAACCAGTCTAGCTAGATTAACGCCGTACGGTGGGTCGGTCCAGATTAGATTCGCTTTTGACCCTTCTAATAATCTTTTATAATTTTCTGGCTCTCTGGCATCGCCGCAAATTAAACGATGACGACCAAGTTGCCACATTTGCCCAGGCTCTACTTGTACATCGATCTCATTTACCATTTCTACATCTATAACATCCGTGGTTTTTGTTTTATAGAAAGGAACTCCTAGTGTCTCCAAACTGCTAGCAATGTCCTGGATACCTTCCAGATTTATTTGTAACAATTCGTGATCCCAGGAACTCAACTCAGCCGTTGCATTATCTGCTAAGGCGTAGGCCGTAATCTGTTGCTGCGACCACTCAGATGGCACATAGGTGCAGTTGATGGTCTGCCACTCTAGTATCTGTGCCGCAGCTAAGGTTCCGTTTCCTGCAATCACAACTTTGTCCTTTGTAATCAATATTGGCTTACGTTGCCCAAAGGTAGAAAGGCTCTCGCACAAGGCATTAAGAGACTTACGCTTGTGAATGCGAGCATTGTTGGGATCAGGTATTAGTTCGCTGATTGGCATCACGTGTATCTCTAAAGGTTCTACCACGGTCTGGACCTCATTCGTATCGCTTTCTTTTTATTTAGGTATTTAGCTCCACGACTTGAATTGCACTTAGCGCAGCAAGGGTACAACTTTCCAACCCACAGCTCTGGACTTGGAAAGCTCGCAAGTGGAGGTTCGTGATCAATAGTGTCCGCAACATTGAGTCTGCAATAATGGCAGATTGGATTGGATTCCAGCATTTTTTTTCTGATACGTCGATAAACACTGGAATATCGCCGAGAGTTTAAAGATTGTCCCATTCTAAATAAACCTCCTATGTTTTTCTATTATGCGCCAGGGGGGAGAGATTTCGCAGGGGGGGCGGCATATCCAAGCCAATGAGCGTGGGAAAAAACGGACATCTAATCAATCCACACGCGTAGTTAGCACGTATAAAGTATGCGACCCAGCGCTTGAGACGGCACTAAGGCTGCATCCTTGCGGTATCACCAGCGCAATGTTGTCGCCGTTGTCCATCAAAAACCCTGTCGAGGTTGTTACGTCTGCAGCGCCGAGGTAAGTAGCACCCTTAGCGTGTAGTTGTACATATTGAGTCACGTTATCAAGGCTGACAATAGTCTGCGCTGTAGTGGTTACGGTTATAACACTTGAGGTTGTTGCCATTAATCTTTTTCTCCTTTGACGCCAAGACTCACGTCGTTGGCTACTTCTAGGTGTTGCTCTGCGCTTTGATGCCTAGCGTCTACATAACGACCATAGTCCTTGTGGTGATCACGCTTTAACCAATAGCTACGTTTATGTGGTAGCTGCACACCTGTATGGCAGAACATCTTATAACCTAACGCTTTTACACGTATAGACCAGAATATGTCTTCACCTACCCAGGAACCGTTTATAGGCATATCCCTATACCAACACCACTTATCAGCTTCCTGAACCTTATCGGCCTTATCACGCATCTCTTCAAACACACGACGGTGTACCAATAGGCAACCTGTACCAGCAGCATCTATCTCTACCACCGTGTCCTCTGGGTATTCGTGCATACTAAATAAACCGCCATCTTCGCCTATCTTAAACACGCAAGGTACAGGTTCTGGATATAGGTTATTGGTATCCCAACCTGCGTGAACAACTCCTGAAACGATTGGCCTTTCATCCTTATCGGCCGCGGCTATAAGCTTTTTAAACATATCGACGCTTATAATCTGATCAGTATCTATTTGCAGCAACCAATCATCTGTTGTTCTTTCTAAGAAGGTAGCTACAACCTGATTACGTAAACGGCTTATAACGCCTGATCCTTCTAGGCTTATAAGTTGTCCTAATACCGATTGGCTTCGCGCTATATCAATAATGCTTGTAGCAAACATCGAGTGCCATTGACCTGGCGAACACACGCCAATAGTTACTTTTTCTCTTAAATCCATAACTGTCCCTTCGTTTGATTAATACCAACCACGTGTACGGTGGTGGTCTAGAGCTGTACAGAAATCATTATAGCGATGTCGGACGTAGCCTATACCCCAGTCGATTTGCTTTAAAGGGTCCGATCTGAACTTGGCGATTTGCTTCTTTGTATTGTGCTTCATATGTCGCTGTGGTATTCCGTAATCGTGTGTTGGAGATTTGGCCTCTGGACGCCAGTTGCTCTCTAATCTCCAAAGCTCCTTGATGCAAGGCCGCTCGTATTTCTCTATGTAGTTAAATGCATATTGCTGATAGCCATCTGGCGTATTTAGTGCCAGTGCTAGGAATATAGAAGCTAATTTCATTCATTCTCCCTTGCTAGAAGGTAAATCACTGCCGTTGTAAGTAGATCTGAGTCGTCTTCAAAGGCTGCCAGACCAGTGTTGCAGTCGTGGCATAGAAGGCCGCGTATGGCCTGTGTTTTGTGATTGTGATCGACTCCCAGTCGACTGATGTCGTTATGTATGCCGCAAATGGCGCAGCACTGTTTCTGTGCAACGAGGAGCTGTTCACGCTCCGATTTTACCCTGCGAAGTACCCACTTGTGTAGGTTTCGGCAATTCTTACAATCGTGCCGTAATTTGTTGCGAGCCTTGCTAGACCAGCCGAATTGGGATGTAGCTAATACCTGCCTACAACTATTGCAGTACCTGTAGCCTTCAGGCGTCTTCCTCTTCGTCCGTCTCGTCATCCGCATCTTCCAATCCCAAAACTGCAGTGCGATCCTTTGCATCTAGCGAATTAAATATTACTAGGACGCTCTGTACAGCTCTGTTTAGAATTGACTCAATTGCATCAAATGATAGTGATTCATCAGAACAGATCTCTGTAGTTA